CCCCAGGTATGCCCATTTCACAGGAGAAACCATGTCCAAACCATCGAGTTTACAGGCAACCGAGGTCGACCAGCCATCACAGTGGCAAGAACTAGCTCAGGATCTCCTGGCAAGCATTGTCACCGGCCAACACTTCCGGAAGAAACGGCGCACCATCCTCGCCCTGGCCGATGCTGCTTACATGAATGTAAGCCAGGCGACGGTGTACCGTCTCCAGGGGTGCGCCTCCAAGGTCGCTCACTACAAATGGCGTGACGTAGATCCACAGTATGAAGCAGCCTACCAGTTCCTGGTAGGTGACCCTGCCACACCAGGTGTAGCACGTGTCCAACGCGAACAGGAAATCGACGAGCAAGAACACCTTGCCATCTCAGCATTAGCAGAAGCTAAGAACGTACTACGCATGGCTGCGGCCGACGCTGCATACACGCTTACCGATGCCCTCCATGCCGAGACATCCCACGGACCTAAGTGGCATGAACGCATATCTGCGGCCAATAGTATCCTCGACCGTTCAGACCAGGAGACAGCTACAAAAGTAGCACCTGCGATCAGCATTATAGATGCCGCCATCATGAAGGTGTATTCGGATGACCCCATAGATGCCACCCCGCAAGCTGGCTTGCCCGTTGACAGCCCGCCTTCCCAGGAGGTTTCCGAATCACAATCCGAAATTGGCAAAGGGGATACGCCCAACCATAGCAATGATGAGGACATCATTAGCCACGGTTCCCCCGACAGAGACAGCCAAGCCGCCCTGCTTGCATTGCGCTCATACACATCTCAGGATACCGACGAAGATGAGGAATGAACTAGGCAATAGCCGTTCGCCATGCTCTCAGGATTGCCTAACAAATAGCATCAATCACAAGGGTGACAAATGTCACCCCAACAGTGAACAAGACATGAGTGCTTGCACTCCTGCTTGCAAAGAAGGTCAACAACCTTAATAGTTAATTAACTATTCTTATCTCATCATTACTTTACCTTATATTATTCTAATATATGTAAAGTAGTTACTAGTAGGTAGTTGACCGGGTTACTTTGCAAGCAAAGTAATACACGGCAACGGACCTACTAGGGGTCTGGAGGAATATGACCTTGGCCGAAAACACGACAATTCCAACTGAGCTGGTTGATAAAATTCTTGACTTTCTGAAAGGCGAGGCTGAACACTGGAAACAAGAATGGGAATCCGCTGGAAGGCATCCGGCATCGCGCTTTCGGAGAGAGTATTGGTATTTTTCGGAGCTTGTGACCGAGCTTGAGACAGCTATTAAATTATGAGTTACTCACTATTTATTCTCTATGAAGGCCAACCTAGTATCACGGTCTTTTGCGAAGCAAAAGCCGTGTTTTTCCTGGTTGGACACACCCCTTGATGTCTATGCGAAGTAACACCGTGCTCTTTTTTATGAACGTGGGTTTTTGCTGTTTTACATGGGGTAGGGGTAGTTTGACCAGGTTCTTTTCTATGAACACGGCCAGGTTCTTTTCTATGAACACGGTGACGGTCAATTACCAGGGGTCAGGGTGGGTCACCAGGTTCATAGAAAAGAGCACTATAAAGACTAAGAAAGATATAGAAACACATATGGGAAATTTTGATGCTTAATCAATCTGTTAGTAACTTACAGGAAGCGCGGAAATTAAGGACGAGCGACGAATACAAGAACGCGATTACCAAATTGGTAGCAGCCGCCAACCGAGCTGGATCGCCGCCCGAACAGATTCGTAATTTCGCGCTAGGCGGCTACACGCCAACAGAAGAACAATGGATATTTCATTCGGCTGCTCGTCTAGCAGATCGGCCGGATGGACCAAGCCACATTGCAATGGGAGGTCCACGAGGAGGAGCCAAGTCGCATGCCATTATGTGCCAGGCTGCATTAGATGATTGCCAGCGTTTTCCAGGCTTAGAGGTTTTGTACCTGCGTCTTATTCAGAAGGCCGGTCGAAAGGCGCTGGACCAGCTTCGCGCAAAGACTCTTATGGGTTTGCCCCATAAATACAACCGAAATGAGGGACTGATCTCCTTCCCGAACAGTTCATCTATCGTCGTCGGCCATTTTAAGAACGAGGGTGACATCGACAAATACATCGGAATTGAGTTTGATGTAATGATAGTTGAAGAAAGAACTCAGCTATCAAGAATGAAAATAGACCAGCTTTTTGGCTCATTGAGAACTAGCAAGGAATTATGGAGGACAAGATCGTACAACGCCGCTAATCCAGGCGGGATAGGCCATCAGGAATTCAGATCGGATTTCGTTCTTCCGGCGAGGGAGCACCGGCAGCATTTGACCAAGACGTTCTATATGAATGCCGACTGGCGCAATAATCCCTTTATTCAGGATGAGTACAAGGAGTATTTGCTAGGATTGACTGGAATACTCGGAGAGATGTGGCGTGATGGTAATTGGGACATTGGATCAGGAACCTATTTTATAAACTGGCAACCGAAGGTCCATGTAATTGAGCCAATGAAAAGAATTCCGCTTGAGTGGAAAGTGTGGGTTAGTCTCGATTGGGGATGGACCCATCCACTTAGCATACAATGGCATACGCTTAGACCAGATGGCGCGATCGTTACCGTAGATGAGTACAAGACTCAACGAACACTTGTCGCTGATGTGGTGGAAGAAATAGAAAGGCGAACCCGTAAATGGGATCGGAAAATGTCAGACATAGTTGGTTGGGTGGCCGGACACGACATATACGCTAATCGTGGAAGTCATCCGGACGGACTAACCATTGCAGATCAATTCTCGAAATTGGGGATACGCTGGACTAGGGCGAATGTTGATCGGATCAATGGCGCAGCAGAAATAACAAGACGGTTAGGAAGTCCAAGAGAAAACAAACCAACATCCTGGTTCGTTACTAAAAATTGCCAAGAATTGATATATACTATGCCAAATATGATCATTGATGATCGGAGGCCGGAAGATGTCCTCAAAGTGGATGCAAACGAATTTGGAGAAGGGGGGGATGACAGCTATGATTGTGCAAGATATGGCATTATGGTTAGGCCTCTCTTTATTCAAAAACAGGGCTTTGCGTGGAAATTCTAAACAAACCAACCGTGTCTAACAAAGAGCTTCAAACATTTCTCCAGGCTGCTAGTTGTGCGGCCTACATGGAAAAACACCTTGGCGAGATATGGGCGCACACGAAACTCGCGATCAAACTTCCCCCAAACACTTCTTTCGTACACCTAAAACAAGACAAAAGCAATCTCGTAGGCATGAACTTTATGGAGGAACGCCTTCTTCCAGTCAAATACAATATCTACATTGATATTAAGAAAAAAGACAACCTCTACAAAGGAGGTTGGCTGATGCTCTACACTTTCGATCCTCCAACAAGACAGTTTTTCTACTGGATTACCGAAATGGTAACAGTATACGAAAAGGGAACAGACTATGATTTTACCCAGGCAAGTAAATTTGGCAGAATTGGCTTTTCTCATGCATCAGGCAGAGGAGGAGTTGGAGTTACAAGCACGAATAATTAAAGGTCGTGAGTTATACGCCGGATACATGAGTTCGGAGTTGTCCGAACAAGCAGCAGACATCTACCTCGGAGCCGAGGCCGACGATATTGAAGGCATAAACTTAATGGCCATCGCCATTAACACTACGGTTAGGCGAATCACACTAAACGGATTCGAGGTAGTGGCGCCCATCGCCGAGGGGGAAGAAGGAGAAGCCGTTTCACCAGACGAAGAAGGTAGTTCGTCCGTCCAAGCAATCGAAGCCTGGATCAAAAAGTTTTACGAGGTGAACAGGATAGAGGCGATTAGCCGTGACCTTCACAGAATGACAGAAAGAGACGGAGAAGCCTTTCTCTTAATCGACTATGACCTAGAATATATCTATCCAAGAGATGTCGCCCAGGTCGGGATCGCAAGACTGTACATTAGCGAAAGATACACTGATGCAGGGACATCGTGGGGAGAATTTCAAGGTTCTAATGAAGGATGCAAAGCTCATTACCGTCATGGAGATCCCAACCAGCCGCTTGACATGGTTTCTAAGCGATGGATTGAGCAGTATTGGGAAGAAGAAGAAATAAAAGCTCGTCAGCGAATGACCCTTTACATAGCGGAGGTCGGCTCGGAACTTGTTGGGGACATCGTACCGGCAAGAATTGAAAAGTACGCAATGAACGAGGCCGGAGAGTGGGAGGAGTATCGTGACGAAGGAGATGAAGAATGGCCGCTTTGGTGGACAGAGAACGGAACCGATGCTGGAGAGAGTTTGCCGATACCAGTTATCCATTTCCGGAACGAGGAGTTGGAGCCAGGACAAAAGAAAATTTGGGGGCTACAGGCGTCAATGGACGAGCTGTGGATCTCCTTTATGAATGCACAGCTTGTGGCGGGTCACCAGCTACTGGTAGCCTTTGGTTTTTTCCCAACGACTGACGGACTCCCTCCGGAAGAAGATGGAAGTAACTTATTGACGGTTTCGCCGAGGCAGATTATCGGCTCGGGAGCTACAAGCTCCAAAGAAGCCTCACTAACAGCTATTCAACCACCCTCTGCCGAGCCACTTCTACAGGGGCTGGACAAAACCGCGATCTACGCCAGTTTCGTAGGCAGTTTGCCGGTCAGCAACTTCATTTTCTCGAAAGCAGTTGCTTCTTCCGAAACATTGAAACAGGGTGACGCTGAATTAGTCGCTAGAATCAATGAACTAATTGGGCTATGGACTTTTTCTTGGTCTGCGGCCATGGACATCGCAAGAAAAATGGAGATTCTGTATGGTGGAAACACCATGGACGAAGCACCGGCCATCTTACCTCAATGGGCGTCACCAGAAAGACGCGATATGAACCATCTGACCAAGGAAGCGAACGCCAAACGAGCGGCAGGAGTGCCAGAAATAATCATCCTGCAAGAAGTATGGGGCTATACGCCGGAACAGGCTGCAACCTACCTCGCAGAAAACCTCTCAGAACACAAACAAGGGATCGGACCAGAAGCGATTACGATCTTGCAAGCTCAGATTGCTGGCGCGGGAGAAGAACCAGGCGCACCGGCCACGGACGAGGAACACGGCAATGCCGCAAGTGAACAATTAACCACTAACGCCAGTCCATGATAGACTGTAACTAAAGGAGGGTACATAATGACAAGGCATAATCACAGACGGAAATCGAAGAAAAAACCACCAACCGCCAATGCGAACATAGGAACAGCGATAATTCAAGCATTGGTCTCTAATTCGGAAACGAGAGAAGAAGATAGAATGGCCATAAATGCGATGAAAGATAGCGTTTGGCATTACATGAACTCATTGCATACGCAAAATGACAAAGTTCATTGGGCAGCAGCAGGTATGTTAGCCGCCTACAATTTAGGTAGATTCGGAACGAAAATACCCACAGGTGATCGAAGGGTAGAGACACCTTAAATTTATTCGTGTACAATACACACACTTAATTACGTTACATCTTACGGAAAAAGATGGAGGAACGAGCAATGCCAGGTTTAGAAGAAACTACGACCAGAACAGCAGAAAACACAGGCGCAGAAGATACGGGTTCGCCTACCGGAAATGCAGATGGTCAAGATGCGACAAAAGAAAAGGCCAAGGCCGAAAAGCCAGAAGGCCAAACCCAGGCGAAGACTTTCTCACAGGCAGATGTAGACGCCTTATTGGGAAAGACCCGCCAGGAAGGACGCGATAGAGCTACATCCGCATTATTGCAAGAAACAGGCATGAAAGATGTCGAGTCTCTCAAGACCGTCATTTTGGACGCCGAGAAAAAGAGAAAAGAACAGTTGTCGGACCTCGACAAGATAACAGAGGAAAACAACCGCCTGGTCCCTTTTGAGCAATTAGCTACGGAGCAAAAAGAATCACTTACGAAATATGAAAAGGCCGTTGGGAAGTATGTAGAGTCTCTAATGGAGGCTATGGAAGTTCCCGACCACATAAAGCCGCTTCTAACTCAAATGGATTCGCTTGCGAAACTCGCGTATTTAACGGAACATGGCGCTGCTTTCTCTAAACAGGCCGCTTCTACACCACCGTCCACCAATGTGTCAAACAAAGGTGGCGGCAAAAACGGCGCAGATAGTATAAAGAAAGCTCGTCAGAAATATGGTATTCGATAAATACCATTTAGGAGACTCATATAATGGCAGCTATAACTATAGTTCCCCTCGATGTTGGTGCATTGCGGGAATCGTTCGTCAGGCCGTATCCTTGCGGCGAAGTAGTCGAAGTCGGAGAGGCGGTTTACCTCGCTTCTGATGGCACGATTATGCTGGCCGACGCCGCAGCCGCCGATACAGCGCAAGCGATTGGTATCGTTGTCGCCGTTGGGGGATACGGAAAGCTCGTGTCAGTTATTGGAGATGTGTGCGACGTTGTTTTACATGGCGTTTGCACCGGCTTCAGTGGCCTAACTCCTGGCCTAGAGGTTTTCGCAAGTGCCACCGCTGGCGCAATGGACGAAACCAAACCGGCCGGATCGTCCGGCGACTTCATCTGGATAGTCGGCAAGGTATTGGCCGCAGGTATCATCTACGTACAACCGAACACCTTTGATATTGCGGCTCAGTAAGCCCGATTAGTCTTAGGTTTATAGAATACAGTAACACTACGTTATTGGAGGCATTAAAATGGCACGAATAGGCTTTGGCGATCTCAAAGATCAGGGACTTCACCCTCTTTGGGACTTGGCCGAATTAAAGAAAATGGAACTGGAAGACGGAACCTCTATTGAGCAGATGCTCCGAGAGGTTCAAGATGTAGCGTCTGCCGTTTCCGGTGAAATCACTCGATTACCGCATTATTCCACACTTTTCAACGTCCAAGACGCTCCGGAAATGGAATACGGCACTTTCACTGGTGGTGGCATTCAGGAAATGACCGAATACAGCGTTCCCGATCCGTACAAGGGCAAAACGACCGGACACATGTTGCCGATCAAGATGTTCACCCGTGCAATCGGCTGGACATTCCTCGCCCTCGAAAGACGCCGACGCAATCAGTTGGAAGCGGATCTCAATGTCGTAGTAGACGACATTCGCAACCATTATCAGCAAAAAGTTTTGACCCGTTTCTTCAAAATGGAAGCGGACGCAGTTGGTGATACGGCTGGCGCATCTGTTCCTTTCGCAGATGGTGGGACAGGCGACGCGAACTGGATTCCTCTAAGATCGCCCGATGGCGTAGAGTTTGACGCCGCGCACGATCATTATCTTCGAGTAGCGACTCTCGACACGACAGCTATCGTAGCTGCGGTCAAGCACCTCAAAGAACACGGACATCAACCTCCGTATGACTTGATTGGCGCAGAGTTGGACGCCGCGACATATATAGCCCTAGACGAGTGGAGAGCACCCGTTTGGCCTGGGATTATCTATCGCGACACCAGCGCGGGAATGGATCGAGCCTCCCTCAACGGAATTGAGGAATACGATGGCTTCATGGAAACAGTCGCCGGGATAGTCAAGGTTTGGTTTACGCCAAGATTGCCGACTGGCTACTTCGGTATCTACAAGGACTACGGCGCTGGCGCAGATGGCGCACCATGCGCGATGAGAATCAATCCGAAGCTAGGCTTTGGCTGGCAAATGGTTCCTGGTAACTACGTGAACAGTCCGCTTAATCTCGGAGTCCTTCGTTCTGAGTTCGACCTCGGTGTCGGCAAAGACCGAACGAACGGTGTGTTCACCAAGGTGTTCGCTGACGGTGACTACGTAACTCCAGATATCGGCTAAATTCGAGGTCTACAATGACTGAATTACTGCTAACGAGTACTGGTATCCCCAATACTTGCTCAGTTTGTGGAGATATGCAGGAAACCGAATGGTATGCGGAAAATGAAAACATGGCCCGTTCCGGACAGGGGAAATGCCCTACCTGCGCTGGACTAAAGCCAAAGAAAACTGTTCGCAAAAAACGTACCGCACGGAAAAAGCCTGCACTACAGGTCGAGAAATAAAGTATTGCAGGGGGAGGTCTAATCAGCCTCCCCCTTGATTTTTAAGGAGAGACAATGGACACCCTGCTAGAAGTATTAACCGAAGCTCTAATCAAAGCAGCCATCATCATAATCCCCATCTTACTTGCCGTTCTCACCACCTACCTCGTCAAATTCCTACAGGCGCAAATGGTAAAGCTGGAACGCGAGGGCAGGGATCTTGAACTTCTACTGCTACAAGAGTTTACGCAAATAGCCGTACTCGCCGCCGAGCAGCTATTAGCGCATGACGAAGAAGATAACGAACGATTCGAGTTCGCTTCTGAATCACTGAAGAAACTGGCCTCCGAAGCGGGTATTCCGATAACCGAGGACCAAATTCTCTTGCTGATAGAAGGAACTGTACACGCATTACAAAACGAGCTTCCTCGCCCCACTGAGCATTATTACATCGAAGGCACTTCAGAGGAAGATGGAAGCGATGCCACCTAATGAACACGAAAACAACAAGGCGATCCGAGAACTGTCAAAAGAGTTAAGGGAAAGCCGACTACTAACCGAACGAATCGACGGAAAGATAGACCGTATCAGAGATAGTCAGAAAATCTCAGATAAAAGAGTAGAGGCCTTGCTAGACGTAGTTACAGGCTCAGAGTCAGGCGCGAAGACAGGCTTAATCGTGCGGGTTCATGACCTGGAACAGAAACAGGCCATGACCGACAAGCGGATTGACGACATTCTGGCTATGGGCGATAGAATAGAGAACATGGAAAAGATGCTTACCGCTACAATAAAGATGCAAACAGATCATCCAAGTATTCTGTATTCCCTGCGTTTTGAAACAAAGAAAACGATTGCATGGTTGTTCTTCGCCTTGCTGATCGTAAGCATTTGGTTCGTGTCCGGCCTAAGACAACCCGTACTTGAATTCTTTGGGCTACCGATTTTCTAAGAGGAAATGATGGCAGAGATAAACGAATTCACCTACAAACTAAATAGTGACGATTTAGACATTGCCAACATAGCAAAAATCAGGCTCGAGGTTGGAGATACCGATCCCGAGCGTGGAATAAAGCCAGGAGGCGACAATTACACCGACGACGAGATACTATACGCTCTCAACGAGGAAGAAAGGATCGTTGGCAGAGCAGCCGCCAAGATATGTGAGATGAGCGCAGCCGCCTGGACCTCCGTGCCGAGGACGATGTTTGGAGCGTTATTCGATCCAAGAGCGGTCGCCTCTAATTTTATGAAAATGGGGAAGGAACTACGTAAAAGGTACGGATTCTCCAACGTCACGAGTCAAACCTTTAGTGTCCCGGTGAAGCGATAACCATGGTTACAAAGAAACGCTGGAAATTCCATAACTCTGCATTGAAGTTTAGCTGCACCGAAGCGGCCGTGCTCAACCGACTCAAGGCCAGTCCAGTGGACGATACAGATTTTACCGTAGTCGACAATGATTTTAAGATCACGCCGCCGATTGAAATGCTCAACGACGAGAAGGAACGACATAGATACGGAACAGTATCTTCAATACTTATCGCATGGTGTGAGAAACCAGCAGGATCCCCAAAAGAAAAGGATAGATTAGTCTCGGGAGGGATTGATTACAGAATCAGAAAGGTCAAGGCCTGGCCTAACGTAGTAGAACCAGCATTTTATGAGCTGCATCTAGAGGACGAATCATAATGCCCGTAATTACCTTCACAGGTTCGGAAGTAAGGGCAATGCAAAACTCACCAGGCTACGGCGTAGGTAAAACCTGGTGGGAAATTCAAGCAATGGGCTTTAAGCAGCTTGAAAGAGATCTCGGCAACCTCATACGCAAATGGGACAAGGAATCCGAGAAGATATTAGGCGAAACGGCTACAAAAGTAAGAAAGGCCGCACAGCCACGAAGCCCTTATTTATACGGTGTTTTGCGTAGTGCTCATTTCGACACACTGTTACGAGACTCCACGTTTTGGGGAGGTCGCGCAGGTTTGGTCGCGATAGATCCGCAAGCAGAGCATCATATTTTAGGCGGCAGACCTAACATATACGGCGCGGAAATACACGCTGGACTAAGAGGTGCGCGGCGTCCTTGGTTCGCTGACACAATCGCACAAGATGTACCAAGTATTTTAGAAGAAACCGGAAACGAACTAAAGGGCGTTTACGCAGAATACCTGAACCAGACACTGTCCGGAGCAATATAAATGGCGACAATAAACGAGCAATTAGACGAGCTAAAAGTCGAAGTAAGAACTATACTACCAGCAAAATGGACCACCATTTATGGGTATAGAACAGCACCAGAAAAACACGTTCGTTATGCGATGATCACGCACATGGGAACAGAAGATGGAACCGCCGTTACTGGCGGGCAAAATAAAGTTACTGACTTTCTTATCGTGCTATTTGCACAGCACGACAAGGAAGAAGCAACACTGGAGGCAGCAGAAAGAGACTTGAACGACGCAGAATCATTGATTCTCGATCAGCTTACTCAAGTGCGAAGAAACGGTAAATGGCAGAAGGTCGTAATTCCATTTCCAACGATTCGACCAAGACAGCCAAGGGCATTACCAGAAACTCGATTAGCAGAAATTCCAGTTCGCCTATATTCATAATCATAAAAAGGAAATAACAATGCCAGCACCAAACGCCAAGCCAGATCAAAAACTTTATGTAGTCAAGAAAAACATCCGGTACAGAAATCCGGATAAGAAGCTCGGGTTATACCGCGCTCTTATTACCCCGGACTCAGATCTTGGCAAAAAGGGATTGCCGTTTCCGCATCTGAAGCCAGAAGAAATCAAGTTGCTAGAACGACGCGGGTTCATCGCTCCAAAGAAGTAAGCCCGCCACAGTCCCGTTCTACTAATAGAGTAATGAGGTAATAACCAATGACAAAAACAGCCAATAGTTATATCTCCGATCAAGGAGAACTTGTCTTAACCGTAGACTCCGTACTAACGGACATAGCGTACTTCACCACCGCAGAACCAGTTATTTTTGACGGTGTGCTGAGAAAGCTCGAGGAAACGTCTCCCAAAACCAGGGAATATTCAGAGGTCTTTGTAACCGGAAGTACATCGCCTATCAAGACGATGAGTTCCAAGCAGACCGCAACAGAATGGACCTTGACCATACTTGACGACTACAGTGCCGGAAACACTGGCGAATGGGGAACCGACGAACTCACCGCAGTTGAAACATTCCAGCAGATCATGGACAACGCCTTAGTAATAGCGGACCTGGCTTGTACACCGGCCGGAGGCGCGACAGGCGACATCGAAACCACGCTGGTCAACGTCGACGTAAAATCCGTAACCCACCCACCGATTGACTCTGACGCGACGAACCCGCAAGAAGTAGTAATCATGCTCGTGGTCGAAAGCTACACCAAGGCCGCACATAGTTAAATAGGAAAACAATATGCCAGATAAAACAGCCAATAGTTATATATCTGATCAAGGCGAATTAGTATTCGTCATCAGCGCAGCAGCCGTGACCGCAATCGCCGCCATAACCACAGAAGAAGATATGATCCTTGATCTCGTTCTGCGGAAGTTTGAAGAAACGTCCCCTAAGACCAGGGAATATTCCGAGGTGTTTGTTGCAGGAGACGTCAGTCCCATAAAGACTATGAGTTCCAAGCAAACCGCAACGGAATGGACCTTGACCATACTCGACGACTATTCAAGCGGCGGGACACCGGAACTCGGTGGTACTCCTTGGACCACAGCCGTAGAGCTTTTCCAAGAATATATGGATGCAGCGTATACTCTTGAGGAATTGTCACTCACTCCCGCAGGTGGAGTGGCCGGAGACATCGAAACCACATTGGTGAACGTAGATGTGAAGTCGATTACCCACCCGCCGATTGACTCTGACGCAACCAACCCGCAAGAAGTGACAATTATGCTGGTCGTGGAAAGCTACACAAAGGCCGCACATGGTTAAAAGCGAATCCATAGAGCTGCCAGAGTTCCTAATGGCATTGCCCGAAGATTTGCGCCCCACTCGTCCTAAAGTAAACCGGCTGGTCTTCCCATCACCGTTGAAGGAATGGCCTGGAACAGTCACTACCGCATGTTATCTGAGCGCAGAAGAATATCATGTGTGGTGGACTAATTCAGGGGACGGCCAGCCAGAGGACGACAAACGGCATTGGGCGTACTTCGATTGGGAGACGCGGTTCCACTTCGCGAAAGCCTGGGCTATCGAGGGTCTTGACAACGATCAACTAAAAACGGATCCAAAAGATATTCCAGACACGCGCCTGATAATATGGTACGTCACAGTAACCAATACCATTATTCAGGAGGCTACGTTACTCCCAAACTCGCGAAGGCCGTCGAGCGAAACTTTGATCACGTAAAAGAATCGCAAGATGGCCAGCGTCACAAGGACAATGTGGATCCGCTACCGTGGCCGCACGAACTTGGTTTGAGTATCATAGATCAGGCAACAAACAGTCCGAGATTTTGGCCCTGGCCGACGAGAGATTGGCTATTCAACAAACCAGCCCTTGATGCCATAAACATTGTCTCCTTCATGCAAAGATTACTTAAAAAATCAGGCGAGCTTTGGACAGATAATGATAACAGCTTCTATCGAGCGATTCACGCAAAGCCAGAGGTAGTGCAACATGGGCGCAATAACGTCACATTATAATCTTGCAATAATAATCCAAGAGCAACGGCGCGGAAACGCAGTTCGGGATCTTAAACAAGATCTAACGCTAGTCAACCAACGTCTTGACAAACACGGAGTTGCGGCCGGACAAGCTGCGTCTAAGACAGAACAGTTTGTCACAAAGACGAAACGGCTAGGCCAAGCTCTCAGAAAAGTTCTAGTACCAGCATTGCTTCTGGCCGCAACCGCAGTTGCAAAGCTCGGCACGGATGGAGTCAAAGCCTTTGCTCAGTTCGACAAAGGGATGCAGGAGGTTTTTACACTCATACCGGATAGATCAAAGGAGATGGAGGACGAATTAACCAAGGGCATTCAAAATGTGGGCAAGCAATTCGGATACCTAACCGAAGAAACAATACCTGCTTTGTACCAAGCCCTATCAGCGGGTATACCAGAAGAAAATGCCATAACAGCAGTAGAATTAGCGGCCAAGGCCGCAAAAGCGGGAGCCTCGGATCTAGAGAGTACAATGCGTATTGGCATGGCCGTTGTGAATGCCTACGGTGGAGAAGTCTATACGCTTGGCGAAGCCTACGATCTAATATTTCAATTAGTCGATAAAGGAGTTCCACGACTGTCTGATTGGGGGAACACCCTGCAAGACGTTATCAGCATCGCGTCAGAAGCCAGAACCCCATTTGAGGACATCGTGGCCGCACTCGCCGTTATGACTCGCCAGGGCGACACCGCGGCAGAGTCAGCCGAATTACTTGGCTTTATCCTCATGCAGATGCAGATTGAGGGAACGACCGCAGCCGGAGTCTTTATGGAGGCAACCGGACAAAGCTATCGCGAATGGATCGCCACAGGACACGGCCTCGTAGAAGGGCTTCAAATGATAGACCAATACGCGATCGATACAGGCCAACATCTTGACAGCATGATTGGTGGTAGCTCTAACTTCTATCGAGATCAACAAGCAGCTCGTGGAACAATGGAGCTGACCGGAATACACATGCAGGAGCTAATAGATCTCGCTAAGCTTGTAGGCGAAGAACAAGAAGGCTCGATGGAGAAGGCATACGGAACGGCCTCCGACAACGCACAGCAGAGCCTGGATGAAATGGCCGCGAAATGGGAAATCATAAAAATAAAGATAGGCGAAGCGATTTGGGAGCAGGAAATATTCTTTGGTTTTACCGGAGAGGAACTATTTGATAGCGCAGGAACTGTCTTGGACTACGCCACAGACGATCTAGGGGACCAGTTAATAGGCAACCTGGAATCAGCCATAGGCGAAATAAAAGACAGGAATATGCTCGAGGAGATAGCAGAAGCCTGGGTGTCAGAAGATAGAACGATAGAAATACCGTTCTTTCCAGACTGGGAACTATTTGAGGAAACAACGGCAGAAGGAAAAGAAATACTAGCGCGAGAACTAGCCCAATACTATGGTCAATACGAGGATTATTCTCGAGCCATACGGAAATTGGGATTAGTAGAACAATACCGACTCGATCCTGGCCTTCTTCAGCAAACAACAGGTGATCCACTAGGCGAATGGGCAAAGAAAAGACACAAAGAAAATGCAGAACTGACGTCCCAAATACAAGAGTATTACAACGCTGTCTTTATACTCCAAAGTGAAGAAGAATTGAACATGCTTAATCTCAAGCAGGTCAATCAAGAAATACAGCAAGAGAATTTAGAAAAGGAAGCGAGTTTACAAAGACAGGCAGAGTACAACGAAGAAAATCTGTTCTTTTTTGACTCATTTTATGCAACACAACAATCTACCGTGGATTTGCTAGGAATGTATAACGATGGCCTAATAACCCAAACGGAATATTGGGAACAATTAGGAGTTTACGGGAAGGAGTTCGGGGAGGTTGTTCATTGGATCGCCGTTGACACTCGCGCCATGACTTCTGAAATGAGCAGCTTTATTTCCATTGTGGGCACACAAGGAGCGAAATTATACGATGGCTATGACGCACTCGCCGAGGCTTCCGGAGAATGGACTCAGATTCTCACAAACAACGCTGGCGAAATCGACGCCGTAATGGAACAGTTGGGAACTGATCTAAGCGACGACGAGCAAGGTGTCATGCGCGGAATATTGGATACCGCCGAAGAAGGTGGAACCGCATGGTTGGCCGCATGGAGAGCCTTGCAAACAGACTTGACCCAAACTCAACGAAACGAACTCATAGCGCGAATGGCCGATCTGCAAGCAGCAGACGGAGTTTACAAAGGCGTTTGGACCGGCAACAAAAAGGCCGCAGAGGACGCAGAGGCTGATATACTGGCAGCTCTCGAAGCAATAGAGACTGGTTGGAACAACATGGTAATCGAAGTATTTGCGGCCAATCTCGCCCTGGATTCAAGACTGGCCGGAACGATAGAAGCGCAAATTGCAGAAATTAGACTTCAAGAAGCAATGGGCGAAATAAAACCAGAAGTGGCCGAATCACAAATAACTTATTTGGAAAAAGCGAGTCAGTTAAAAGAGATACATGACGAAATGTACACCGCTTACATGGCAGACGGAGTGCTTGCGCAAGAAGAAGCCGCAAAAATGGCAGTCGCAGAAGACACAGTGTTCTTGTCAGCCGAAATGACAACCAAAGAATTAAAGAAACAAATAGACGCAGCGACAGCTTACGAAGGCGGCTACCCGTATGTAGTAGGGCTTATCAGAGATGATCTTAATCCAGCATTAGATGATACGGCAAATAAGGCTAAGAAACTTACAGAAAAGCCAATCGTGCCGGAGGTCGGCATGGACAAAGTGGCATTTGACACAAAATACAAATTCTTGATGGAACAAATAGACGAAGCAGAGGGACCGCATGAGGTCGAATTCTACATGAGCCAAATGCCGACGCCACCGGCAACTCCCGATGCCAGGGAAGCAGGTGGAACCGGAGGCACTTACAGGACTGTTCCAGGCGGCTATCCGAACGACTCCTACCTCCTCGGCCTAACAAGTCGCGAGGAATACTCGGTTTTAACGCCAGGCCAAGCTAGAGGGCAGGGCGGGGGAGGTCGGCAGTACATTGACCAAAGCCACCACACAACCATTATTAACAATCACACTCGCGCAGCAGCCGCCGTGTCCAGAGCCTATCTAGACACTTTGTACGATCAAAGATTAAGACGATTTGTAGGAGAATAATTCATGGCCGCATATTTAGCCGTAGCTAATTTTGACGAAACAGAAAAATACGACTTCACACACGCAGCAAGCAAGGTTCGGCTAATAACCGGAACCCTCAGTGATACGACAAGCGAGCTTGGCGAACCAGTCGAATTGCGTTTCCAGACAGTCACCAAAGGAACTGCGGCTGAAATACGACTCGCGCTCACTCAAGTCGAGACTATTTTTGGGCGAACCGCCAAGTTCTTCCTTGATTTGACATCACAGAACAGTATTTGGATGTACGCCAACAGTGATGGAGAAAGAGTTAGGCGAGCTCTTGTTCTTTCGTGGCAGCGCGTAGACACTGTTCAAGGACCGTCAGATCCCTTGCTCGATAAATCACTTATGGTCATAAGCGATTGGATAATTCAACGCAAGGGATATTGGGAAGCAACGCTAAGTCACATATATGATCCGGCACTAACATGGTGGCCCGACTTTAATTCAGGTGCTTGTATGGCAGGGACATTCACCGGAGATGGACACGGTACAGAAGAAAGCGACATGATAGACAAGGGAACCGTACCTGGAAGAATAAGGGAATGGCGCTTTACGTGGCCCACCGTCTACTCAACTAAATACTTTGACAAAATGTGGTTCGGGATGAAAACGACTACGGCGCTGGAAGGTGGAGGCAATCTCTTTAAGCCATTCGCTAATTTTGACAGCACATGGGGAAATCCGGACGTTTACGACTCGTACATCACCCAAAATTACACGGTCGGGCAAAGTGGAATTGCCCTAAATGGCATTTGCGCCGACATCGAGTTCGATGGTGTAGGACGCGCACCAGAATGGAAAAACAGAATCAGTGTTCCAGTTCCCTTCCACAACACACAGCCAAGAAACCAGAAAGGGACATACCAAATTCTATTTAGGATGAGAGCTAAAGCAGCAGGTGGCCGCTATCGAGTGGCAATGTTTCAAGCCTGGGACAAAATAGACCAGGTTTACTCAGTCGCCGAAACCTACCAGGATGTATTTGTGGAATCGACCGAATACCACTTATATGAAATGGGAGTCATACAAGTGCCGCCAGAAAACTATAGGTCGGCAAGACGAACAACGCCCGAAGATTTTTACCAGCTCAACATCGGCCTGGCGGCAGAAAGGCTTTCTGCGGACCAGACCGGGACGCTCCAATTGGATATTCTTATCTGGATACCGCAGGAACATTCGATTACACTTTCGAACATGAGAGCAAGAAGCCCAGGTGGTATCAGTGTAATTACAGATGAAGAAGATATTGCCTTTGGATTTACAACTGTTTCGTCGCCATGGGAAAAATTCGTCCATGAAATATCGGAGAATAACTGGACCTGGCCGTCAGATCCAGATCGAGATGTGATTGCGGTTATGGCAGCAGATATTCCAGAGGGAGACGGTCATCATCCGTTGACTTCGGATATAACAGTTTCTGATTTTGAAATCATTCCTCGTTATCATTCGTATAATAAAGACTCGTACTCATAATGGAACCAGAAGAAAGAACAGGCACGAACCCATATCTTCCACAAGAGCGGCTGAAACCCAACATTAGAATCTATCAGCCATTAAAATTGGGTTCTCGCTACATAAGCGACATAACAAAATACGCCACCGGATACAGACAAGCGATTCGCCTTTACGGAGGGTATTGGACAGCAACATGGAGTATGGAAAATCTAGGCGTTGCCCAAATGAAAACCTTCTTTTCGCAAAAAATTGGCAATCACATGGCGGCTTATTCCGGAGGCTCGAAAATATGGGAAGGTTTCATCTGGTCAATGGACTTCTCTAACAATGGTGTTATTAGACGAATCTCGCTTGACAAGGTACGTAATGCCATTAAGTGCATTTACACAGACGTTGACGACGACGATGCCAGAGCAGAGACAAGCTGGTATAAAAACGACAACAGCATAGCTCGATATGGAGAGATGCAGGAAATCGTCTACCTAGACAAAACCACGGCGATAGCAGCCGAGGCATATGCACAAACGGTCTTGGCCGAAGGTAGTACGCCACTTCCGTTAATTGTCGCAGTTAAAGAGCCAAAACCAGACGAGATCGCTACATTAAGAGTTTCGGCAGTTGGGTACGCCTACACACTCAATTATAAATACTTGTCGATAGCCGATACTAAAGTGTCAATCGACACAGCCGTAACGAATGTTGTTTCAACCGATGGAGAGTTTGTTACAGATGGAGTAATCGAGGCCAATGCAGTAGAAGTGCAGCCGCCAGACACGGAAACAAAGGCATGGGACTGGCTAGTCGAACTGGCAGAAATCGGAGACGGTACATCGCCTTATACAATCCAGGTGTTAAATGACCAGAAATTATTCTACAAGCAAATGAATCCGGCTCCGACTATTATTTGGAATGGCAAGCGACTAACAACAGCGTCCGGAAGATCGCTTTCACAAGGCAAGTGGTCTGCGAGGCCAGGGGTTTTAAGAGATTTAACTTGGGACAACATCGCGCTTCCGGCCGAAATGTTTTTGGACAACCAGCGAGACACATTCGTTTCAGAAATAGAGTCCAGTGTTGAATACAATATTCCACTACTGAAATCTGACGACCAGCCAGATTCAGATATGATCGTAGCATTAACCAGAGCATTAACTACGATATAGGTTGAAACATGCCAGGACCTAAGACCCATTACGGGAAACGCTCAAAAGATAAAGAGTCAAGAGAAATAAAGCAACGCATGAACATTCCTGCCGTTGCTGGCGGGGGAGGAGTAACCGACCATGGCGACCTAACCGGCCTGGCCGATGACGATCACGCGAATTACATGCACTTAACCGCCGCCAGGGTGGTGACAGCGCAACATTCTTTCAGTCCATCTTCAGCCCAGGCGCCCTTCGTATTGGGAGCAAACGCACACGACCAGATAGTTACCGGCCTATATGCAGAGCAAGCCGACCAACTCCACAAAGATGTAATCGCCGGAGCAGGAATGACTGGCGGGGGAACGCTTACTTCCGATACTACCCTTAACGTCATCGGTGGTGTTGGAATCGCTGTCAATGCTGATGACGTTGCACTTGGCACACCTACCTCACTTTCCGTGTTGACCTCAAATGACGTTAGCGGAACAACGCACGAACACGAAATCATTTCAACAGAGGGCGCAGCTCCTGGTGGATCTAAAATTCTGTCCACCGACGCTAGCGGCTATTTCCAGGCGACTAGACTAGGGTTAGGTGTGGCTCCTGGGACATGGGCATTAAACATTCAAAACAGCTCTGTTCCACAAATGAGGCTTGCTTATTCTGGCCTAGCCGCCGATACAGTTTATATAGGAGCGGACAGCGCAGGAAATCTTGAAATAACTCCCTACGGCGATCTAGAACTAAAAAGCGGCTCCCTTGAGATAACCAGCGGGGGCATTGCCTTGAACGGCTTAACTGCTACGGATGATGACTTCAGATCACAAGGAGACATTTCTATTCAAGGTGGTCTTTACATCGGCAATTGGAACGAAAACCCTACTACGTATAGCATAGTTGTCGACCAGCAATCTGAAGACGGTATGGCTTTTTCTCTCCGTTCTGGCGATGTCACCCACGGCATGACCGATCTGGCACATACTGAAGATTACCTGATTATGCGCAAGCTCGTCGGCGGTGGAGGGGGACTTCGTTTCGAGGCTTTTGGCGACACCGGAGTAAACATACCTACAACGATGATGTTGCGGGCAACTACATCAGAAGCTCTCGACACTACAAAAGGCACAAGCACACGTGCGGTATTAGAGCTGGAATCATACGAGAAAGACGGAACCACCCGACAGGCTCCCGCCAATGCCGATGGAGCTATCTTTGCCGTTCGTAGTGGCTCTACAACCAGATTTATAGTTGATTCAAAAGGAGATGCTTGGCTTGACAATTATCTTGGAATAGGAATCGCGCCAAGTTACCCATTACACATTCTCTCGACTACCGAACCACAGATACGGATAGAGCACACAAGCGGTATTGACTATGCCGATCTCAGCGTAGACAGCAACGGTATGCTAACGATTGATCCAACAGGAACCCTAGATCTACTAGCCAACACAACCGTAACCTCGACCACAGCGAACCAGCTCAGAGTAGCGTATGACGGTAACGACTACTTCAACATCGATGTTAGCTCTGGTGGCACAGCCCACCTCTCCACCTATGATGGCCCAATTTACATTACACCTAATGTTAATGGGGGCACTCCATACAGAAGCGAAATATATTTGCGAGGGTGGGTATCCATTCAAGGCTACACGATTGCACCAGAAGCGGCATTGCATATATCCGATCCCACTCAGCCGCAAGTGACTATTAGATCAGGAGTGGCGTCTACCGCAATCAACATTTCCGCTTTTGGAACCTATGCTGTAATCGATACTGCCGCCAATGACAACCTAGAGTTAAAACCAGGCGGAGATCTTAAACTACTGCCAATCTCTGGCAAGACCGAGATAACCGGAACACTTGAATTCCAAAGTGCCTCTGATGTAACTACGGTGTCAGGAAATTTGACACTTCAACCAGCCGGAGCATTGGTTCACAACCCAATAGGGAACCTGATTCATCCGGAAGATAATTATGATGTAAATCTAGGTTCTATAGATAAAAAATACCTGGCACTTCACGCCGCAGAATTATGGGTGCAGACTCTGGTTGCCGAAAATGTAATGTCAACCATCGGCGGCAGAATCATCGTAACACCAACCACTCAACTAACACTAGATCTGGACACAAGCGTTTACACCATTTCCGTTGAGCATAACGAAATGCAAATAGGCGACATCATAATGCTTGAGGCCGATGGAAAGATCGAGTTTATGAGGATCGAAGGAGCAGCGGGGGGTGGAGGACCGTACACCTACGTTGTCGAACGCGATTTAGACGAAACGGGCGAAAACCAATGGTACGCAGGTGACGCATTGGCAAACACAGGCGCGGCAGGAGACGGTTTCATTGACATGTACTCCGTTAGCGGGGTGCAAGCAGCGTCTTCTTATGGGCCAACAATCGTGGGAAATGTTCGCAATGCGCAAACGGCCTCCGAGCTGTTCCTTAATGGCGATTTTGAAGATCGCGATCAGACTAATATGCTCATTGCCCAAAACTACACGCTCGAATCCACCGGCCAAGTTCACAAAATAGAAAATTATCGTTTTGAGACTCTTGGCGGTGGCGGCGCAGATGTCTTTGCGAGTTGGGCAGAAACCGCAGGTGATGGAGCAATCGCAGCAGATGGCACTATCAAATATACTGGCAACTACGCCCTCAAACTAACAGCAGGGGCTTCAGCAAACACCTATATCTCTCAAAGCGAAGTAACTACAACTACAGACGGTGCTGAGTTCATGTGGCAGTTCTGGACTCGCGGCGATGGCTCAAATGCCGCACGTATTAGGGTTTATGATAACACGAATACAGCCGACATTGTCCCATTGCAAAGCACAGGAATAACCAGCACTACTTGGACTTACGTTGAGCTTTTCTTCAGTATGCCATGGGGGTGCAGTAGTTGGCAAGTGGAAATGCACTGTCCCTCTGCCAATGGCGGCATTGGCTGGTTTGACGAAATGCGCGTTTGCGAAATCACGATGGACACGTTTGGCTATTGGGGTGATTCTGCTACTGGTAGCAAGACAGCGTTCAGAGAGCATCTTGTGTCCTATAGCGGCACAAAATCCGCTCAGTTTACAGCAGGAAATCCCGCAGTTAGACGGCCCGCCCTTCGTGAAACTTCTAACACCGTTACGCCATATGAACAATACGCATTAGGAGCGATGTACAAATCCTCGACTGGAGGAGAAGCACGTGCTGCCGTTAAAGAAACGGTTACTCAGACCTATATTACTCCTATAGAGGGCAACTCAGGAATCATTGATGCTGTTCCGACTGACTGGACCCTTCAAGAACGCCATTTCCTAATTCCTCCTACCGGAAGCAATATGTGGATAATGTGGTACGGCTCTAATGACGACGATGAAGTCATTTGGGTAGACGATGTGTTCTTGTATAAGTCCAATGTTTGGGATGATTGGATACAAAGCACTGACACTGGCGATATTCACGAAACTGACCCGACTACTTCCGTCACAGGCAACCATTCCATCAAGCTAACAAAAGGCACAGGCGGCGACGGCTTAAATCATGTAAGGCAAGAAGTTGCCGTCTCTAGTAGTACTGATTATAAAATAACGTTTTACACCAAAGGCGACGGCACATACGATGGTCAGTGGGGTGTTTGGGACAATACACATACAGAGTGGCTCCAAGCCAGAATAGATACGGGAATAACAGCGGGTAGTTGGGGGAAAAAGACGTTTTCATTCACGACTGGACCGACCACGATTGCGGTCACGCTGTACTTGTTCGCTCCAGCCACAACGGGAGGATCGGCCTGGTTTGATGCCGCTAGTTTTACAGAGCCTGAAATATACAACGATTGGTCGGAATATTTCGCACTTGGCAATCTCAAGGGCAACTACGGATACGGAGCAGACACTTACGCATTGGGTCTTGGCCGATATGACGACACCTACAATCACATAACTATAGATTCGGACGATGGCATTAGATTCTACGATGGACAAACCCTAGTTATTGGTCAATGGAACGGTCCCGAAATGACTCTCGGAGCCTACAATGCAGAAAGGTTAATTCTTAATGACACAGAACTAAAACTTGTAGACGAAACAAGTGTTGAGCAAATTAAAATATCGGGCAATCCATCGACTATGGTCATCGGACCTGCGGCAAAAGAACATCTCGAGATTACAGCCGGAGCAATAGAATTCTATGATTCGGTAGGTAGCGCGATCATAGCCTCTCTTGCCAGTGACATATGGACAGTCGGGAAAATAGCCACAGAACACATTTCAATAACCAGCACCGCCATTGAAATAAAAAGTGACGCCTCGACCGTCCTGGGAAAATTTGAAGGATCCACTATCACGCTTGGCGAAGGTTTTCCTGCAACGCCGCAAACCGTTCTAGGCGTAGACAGCATCACAATGTCAGACGTCAACGGAAACGAATACTTTGAATTAGCCGATGGCGAAATGTCACTCGGGTTCGCGACCACCGAACATCTCGATTTTACAGGTTCGGAAATGCAATTTTACGTAGGCGTAATTTCGTATGGCGAAATGTCGTCTACTCTATGGAGACTCGGACGCGACAATCTTCAAAGGTTGGAAATTACAGCAAGTAGTATCGACATGTACGATAGCGCCAATGACAAGAAAATTGCTCTTAGTGTGGCAAGTGGACTTCAATTCTACGACGAGCTAGGAACACAGATTGTCCAATTAGCTTCCGATGGAGACTTCCTAATAGGGACGGTCGCCACAAACCAAGGCAACATGTTCTATGACTACGCCGCAAAACAACTACAGTTTCGCGGAGGTACAAATGGTCTTGACGTAGAGGCGTACGTCGACACAGATGGCAGAATATACGCAGGTAGCGGTGCGGTCCAACTTGGCAAGGGTGGAATAAAGCTAAACACTGACGCCTCCGGAGGGTCCGGAGAAGCAGCCATAAACATTTACGGTGGTGGCTTTAGCACCCTCATAGGACATGTGTCCGGTTCTTACTCAACTGGCGGGGGTGGCGCATACAGCCTCGATCTAGAATTAGAGGGTTTCGGCAATAGTCTATACCTCAGACTGACCAGCGCGGGATCAACCTTTGACTATCTGCAAGGTTATAGCGACGATTTTATAATCTTCGAAACACTAAACTATGGAGTCAACATACATGGAAAAGGCCTGTATGTTGGCACAGGAGTTTCAGGTTCGGCAATACCGGAAGGGGAATTGCAGGTAGTAGGCAAAATATTCGTCAATGAAACAGTAGACACTTTCACGACTAAGGGTTTGGTCATTAATATTGGGGACCGCAACGATTACGGCCTAACCATCAAACAGGCCGGAGTGTTTGGCAGCACAGGACATACTTTTACAGCATTAGCAGAAAAGGACACCTTCTTTGGTATAAACGCTTGGGCAGACGATCTTGGTGGAGCAGCCATCAGAGGCTATTCGCGTGACGCCCAATCTCGCGGTGTATCAATACACGGATATGTAGCAAACCCAAACACTACGTCGCCAGGCACTTCCGTGGTGGGCGTTGTTATAATTGATGCAGCAGACAATAGTGGGACTGGCGCGGGAACCGTAGGCACTACCGGAAACATATTCGCCGTACAAAACAACGGATCTACTCGTGCGGTTCTCAGGGGCAACGGAGATTGGTACACAGATGGAACTAACTCCGGAACCTGGGACGACTATGACGACATTGCGCTAATAAGCGGGCTAAGAGCCAGCCTGTTGCCGGTCGGCCATGAATTAAGAGAACGATTCGGCATATGGATCGAGAAAAGCAAACACATACTTTCAGAAAGTGGCATTGTTTCCTACAATGACGATGGACATCATTTCGTCAACCATCTCGGGCTACAATGGCTCACTATTGACACTCTTAGGCAATTCTATGACAAGCAGGAAATTGTCAACGAAAGCGTCTTTGATGAATTGGCACGTTATAAAAAAGCGTTTAAGATTCTAGGAATAGATCCTGATTTAGTGGAGGCATAAAGATGGCATTCGGACAAGCAGAGAGTAAAATTCCAGCGACTATAGGGATAGTCAAAATTTCACTAAGCACCTTTCCTCAAAAAATATGGGGAGCAGTTCAGGTGCTTGACCAAGATGGCGAGTTAATGGAAGTAAGGAGGTTTAGAGATATATCGCCGCATTTAACACCGGCTCAAATCACAGGGCTGCAAGATTTTATGGTGGCCATGAGAGCAAAGGCCGTAGAGGAAATCATACCCGATACACCAACCCCCTAAAGGAGATTTACAATGGAATTAACATTACGAGAGTTCGTAGACGCAGAGATAGCCCTGGATTCACTAACAAAGAATCCAAATGTCCCGGCGCTGGCCTCATACAAGATCGCGAAGAACGTCAAACTGATCACGAACGAAACCGAAGCCTATTGGGAAGTTCGCAAAAACCTTCTGAAGCCCTTCGCAAACGACAAGGGCAAGATCGATTATCCAGATCTAGAAACACAAGAAAAAGTAAGCAGCGAACTTGACGAGGTGCTAAGCCAAAAGGTCAAGGTCGACATCAAAGCTATCAATATCAAAATGCTCGAAAAGGTAAACGTCGCACCGACCGTGTTCCATCAAGCATGGTTCTTGTTCAAAGACTAATAATGACGCTAGACTGGCGTATATATTACGCAGACGGAAGTGTATTCGATAATTTGCAAGGAGAACCTTGGGAGGCTCCGGCCACTAGGGTTCTCCTTATCCTGCAAAAAGATATTAACGCCACGAACGGCGCGTATCTAGTCTGGAAAAGAGACTATTACTTATGGAAGTATGACAAATGGGTAGAGGTGGACTATCCAGCATTACTTCTATATTGGTTCATGGAGAAATTTCCGTATCCGAAGGCTTCTCTAGCAGGGGAGACAGTAGACAATTACTACTTTGAACACATAACAATGTTAGCCAAAGCCGACAAGGACTTCTTCTAAATGACCGCTACAACTTATGAACTCGTGGAGTTTCAACTCCAAGAGAACACAAGCGAAACAGGCACATTACTAGGCTCTTTGAACTCCGACGAGTCTATTGGCGTAGGCACAGCAAACGCCTTTGCCATACGTCTCCAAATATGGAACGACAATAACCGGACATCAAACCGAACGTGGGGGTGGGAATACAAACTAAACTCCGGAAGCTGGATAGCCATAACAACGTCCAGCTCCGTTGCCAGAGCCTACGATGTCGCCGGACTAACAGACGGAGGGGATACAACAAACAGGCTGACAAGTCGTGGTGGAGACTTCCTTACTGATAACAACGCGGTCTGCGAAAATGGAGTCGGCACAAGCTACACACATTCTAAGGGAGACTATACAGAAGCACTCCTGTCCTTCTACATAATAGACGCTGACGTATCTGATACTGATAAAGTTTATTTCCGGCCCGTAGATGGCGTGACCGTGACAATGACCAACAATCCGGTCATTACGGTTTCTAAAGTTTCAGTAGTCACCTTCGCCGGAACCGCAGCCCTGGTTACAACGACTCCGGACATCGATCTTAATCTCTCCATTCCCTTCACCGGAACAGCGGCATTAGTCACAACAACTCCAGGTATCGACCTTAATCTCGCCATTCCCTTCGGAGGCACAGCCGCATTTGTTACGACAACACCTGACACAGTTGTCATTACACTAACAAAGTTCTTCGCAGGAACCGCCGCGCTTGTCACAACAACTCCGGACATAGACCTCGCAGTAGCAAAGACATTCGGGGGGATCGCCGCACTCGTCACGACCACACCGGCCATAGACATTCTGGTAGACAAAGCGTTTGCCGGATCAACCGCGCTTCTCACGACGACCCCTGACATAACACTAGCTGTAGCTAAGACATTTGGCGGGACAGTCTCGCTCGTCACGACAACGCCTGACACTGTTGTCATATCGCTTACAAAACTATTTGCAGGAACCGCCGCGCTAGTCACAACGACGCCTGACATCGGCCTGGCTGTGGCTAGGACGTTCGCAGGAACCACAAGCCTTATCACAACAACCCCCGCCATTATTTTAGCCGTAGAGAAGGTATTTGGCGGTACTGCCAGCCTGGTTACAACAACTCCGGACACCGTTGTTTTAACGGTTGGTGGTCTTATAATATTTGCCGGAACCGCCGCCCTAATTACGACAACTCCCGCTATCGACCTTGGCCTAAACTTGGCCTTTGGTGGATCGGCCGCGCTCGTCACGACAACGCCAGGCGTTACGCTGGCCGTGGACAAGGTGTTCCAGGGCGCAACAGCTCTAATCACAACGACTCCGGACATCGATCTTCTGGTAGACAAGACGTTCGGAGGCATAGCCGCGCTCGTCACAACGACTCCGGACACCGTTGTTGTCAAACTCGCCAAGCTATTCGCCGGAACAGCAGCGATGGTCACGGTAACTCCGGGCATCGATCTCAACGTAATCAAGACGTTCGGAGGCATAGCAGCATTAGTCACGACGACTCCGGACACCGTTGTCCTTACTTTGGCCGGTATCGTTTCGTTTGCAGGAACGTCAGCCCTTGTCACCCTAACGTCAAGCGCGGGCCTGTCAGTAACCAAAGTGTTCGCCGGACAAGCAGCATTAGATACCACAACCCCTTCTGTAGCATTAGATATTGCGAGAGGCTTTTCGGGTCAAGCCCATTTAATAACCTCTACTCCCTCAATAGACCTGAATTTAGCGAGAGGTTTTGGAGGAACTGCCCATGCACAATTTGTAACAAGTGACACAGTAACGCTCGGACTGGCAAAGTTATTTGCCGGAACAGCGCACATGCAATTCCTGACTCCAGATGACGTTGAGTTGTTATTGCGCGTGGCCGCTGGATTAGTTAGTATTAGCATAACGGCACGTATGCCAGGAGCATCAATCTCGGCCAGAAGGCCAGAGGCAACAGTCTCGGCAAGAAAGCCAGAGATAACTATCACTGGAAGAAATGAATAATGATCAGATGGAGAGAATATTATGGGTAGTATTACAAACAGTTTAGCGCAAGATCTTCTAGACCATGTTTTGAACAAGGTAGCTTACACGAATCCAGCCGCCATATTCCTGTGCCTTTGCACCGCCGATCCTGGTGACGGAGCCACAGGCGCAAGCATGAGCGAAGTGCCGGACGCCTTTTCGTATCAACGAACCGCGGTTGTTTTTGGAGCAGCCGCTTCTAGAGTAATCGACCAGTCAGGCTCGGTTGATTTTCCAACAGCCTCGGGTGGAGCTTGGGGAGATGCGACACACTGGTGTATCGTCGACAACCAGACATA